GATGGACAGGACCGCGTCTTACTGCGGTCCGTAACGAGGCTGGTCCATCCAAATGGTCTTTGGTTTACCAGAATCTCGATATCGCAGAGAATGCAATCTTCGACCCGATGTGCGTTAGAGGCGCAGTAAACGGAATGAGAAAATCGGGTGCGCTGGTTGCAGGCGCTGCTGGTCATCCTGATAATGCTCAGAACTTTTATCGCATTATTGGTATTGACCCCGCGATGTCTGGTGACACCGCAGCAGTTGCTTACGCAGTCGACCGCAGAACACACAAGCGCTATGTCATGGACGTTCACGTCATGAGCAGCCCCACACCTGCAGCGATTCGCTCTTTGATTCGGGAATGGACCGATGCGTATAAACCGCATACCGTTATCGTTGAGTCAAATGCTTTCCAGCTTTTCTTGACCCAGGACGAGGAGATTAGAAACTTCTTGTCAACTCGCGGTATTAACTACCGCCCACACTACACAGGTAATAATAAACAAGACCCAGAGTTTGGTGTAGCTTCTCTGGCTCCGTTGTTTGGCACTATCGTTAAACGCGATGGCAATAACAACAACCTGAAGCATGCTGGTGACAACATGATTGAGTTACCAGACTCTTCACGAAACGAACATGTAAAGAAGCTGATAGAACAATTGGTTGTTTGGCAACCAGGAGTACAAGGCAAGAAACTAAAGATGGACGCTGTCATGGCGCTTTGGTTCTGCGAAATTGTAGCTCGTGACGTTCTACTAACAGCGACCAATGTACCCAACTTCTTAAGTAATGAATTCACTCCGCGCAAGGCGATTGATGACAGGTACATTGTTAACCTAGATGATTTAGCTGCTGCCCAGCGAATAGCGAGATTGTGATAATGAGAGAACTTGTACAAGCATATGAGCAATTAAAAGCTCGTAATGCAGAACGCGACAAGCGTATGCGCGACGTTGCCATGGTACGTGCTGGCAATGCCGACCAGGTATTCCGTGGTCTGTTCCCAGAGGGAACATGGTCAAAGCCTATTATCGCCAACCTGATTGATGTGGTTGCCCGCGATGTTGCTGAGCAGGCAGGTGTACTACCTACCATAACAGCAGCTGGTGATTCATCACTTGATGATTCCCAGCGCACCAAGGCTGATAAGAGAACTAAGATTGCGAATTACTACGTCGCATCTTCCAGACTTGGTACAGAGCTACTGCGTGGCGCAGACCAGCTTGGAACATACGGTTTCTGTGCATTCCGTATTGAACCAAACTTCAAAGAAAAAAGACCGCATATCCATGTTGAGAATTCCATGGGTGCGTATTATGACATGGACAGATTCGGGGAAGTATCTGTTTACTGCCGTTCTTACTATCGCAAGGCTGGCGATTTAGCAGCCAAGTTCCCTGAAGTCGCAGACAAGATTCTGCAAGCAAACGCATTCGGTCACCGTACTGATGAGAACCAATTACTTGAAGTAGTACGTTGGACTGATAAGCGCCGTAGCGTTATGTTCATTCCAGAACGTGGAGGTGTTGTACTTGCCGAAGCACCAAACAAAATCGGTCGAGTCCCAGTTGCGATTGCTCAGCGTCCTTCGCTTGACGGCGAAGTCCGAGGCTCATTCGATGATGTTCTGCCAGTGTACGCAGCAAAGGCGCGTCTTGCCCTACTTACTATGGAGGCTGTGCAAAAGTCTGTTGAAGCTCCTCTTGCTCTTCCCACTGATGTTACTCAGCTATCCGTTGGTCCAGATTCGGTCATTCGTTCGAACAGTCCTGAGAAAATACGTCGTGTAAACCTAGACGTACCACAGTTTGCATTTGCCGAGAACAATGTTCTCGCAGATGAAATGAAGTTAGGAACCCGCTTCCCGCAAGCACGTGCAGGTCAAGCAGAGGGTTCTATCGTTACTGGTCAAGGTGTCAAGGCACTTATGGCTGGATTCGATTCACAAATCAAAGTTATTCAATCAATCCTTGGTGAAGCAATCGGTGAAGCTATCTCAATGGCATTCGCTACCGATGAAGCGTACTTTGCTGAAGTATCTCGCGAAGTATCTGCAACCGCCAATGGTGTTCCATACAAATTAAAATACAAACCATCAAGCGATATCAACGGCAACTACGGAGTAACAGTTGAATATGGCTTGATGGCTGGACTTGACCCTAACCGTGCATTGGTATGGGGTCTACAAGCACGTGGCGACAAGCTAATCTCACGAGGAATGCTACGTCGCAATCTACCGATTTCGCTCAATGCTGGAGAAGAAGAGCGAGCAATTGATATCGAAGAGATGAGAGATAGCCTTAAAGCTTCTATATCATCACTTGCACAAGCAATACCTCAAATGGTTTCGCAAGGTCAAGACCCGATGTCACTTGTTGAAAAAATGGCAACTGTTATTGATGAACGCAAGAAAGGTACACCGCTTGAAAATGCGGTAGCCAAAGCGTTCAAGCCAGAACCAGCACCACAAACAGAAGGACAAGCACCAGAAATGGCGCAACCAGAAGAGCCTATGGGCATGGGTGGCGGTATGCCACAGATGCAGCAGGGCGGTAGACCAGCAATGCAGGAACTGCTAGCAGGTCTAACTGGTTCAGGTAATCCAGTTCTCGCAGGTCGAGTAACTCGTCAAATCCCAGCATAAGGAGAAATAGAAATGGCATTTGGAAAGCAAGGAAAAGCTGCTAAGGCTCCAGTACACCCAGGACACCAGGGCAAGAAGAATGGTGGCAAGGGCGTTGGACTTGGTCAGGTAGCAAAAGCCCCAACACCAAAAGGTATCAAGGGCAACAAGAACAAGCTTAAGTAAGGAAAACTAAATGGCGAAGAAGACACCAAAAAAGTATCGCCAAGCGAAAAGAGCAGCAAGACCTGCTGCTAAAGAAGCGTTTTCTGGTAAGACTAAAGCAGCACGCCGTGACCCCATGGCAAAGTATTCTGCTGAAGACCGTGAAGTTTTCAAGGAGATTTCAAAAGAATCTAAAGGTCGCTACATCACTGATGATAGAGGCAACAAGATTCAAGTAAAGCCTGATGAAACTGCCAGAGAGCGTATTGCACGCGAGCGTCAAGCTGCTTTGCGTAAGTTTCGCGAGGAAACAGATACTGAAAAACAAACAGCTCGCGATAAGCGTATGGCTGCTAAAGAAGCTGATGTTAAAGCAAGAAACGAAGCAGCTAAAGCTGCACGTAAAGGCAAGCCAGCACCTGGCTTATTGCAGTCTGCTCCAAAAGAAAAGCCACTTAGCCGTCCTGTAAAGAAGGCTGCTGCAGCAACTATTAAAGAGCGTAAGCGCCCAGCTAAACCAGAAGCGCCTAAGCAGTCAATGGTAAAGTCATTAAAGAAACCAGTTAATGTACCAGGAACTCCGCTTTCTGGAAAAATGACTCGTGCTGAAAAATCTGCTGCTAATAAAGCAGCATGGAAGTCAATGACTCCAGCAGAACGTAAAAACTGGTCAGCTAATAAACCAACTGCTGGCAAAAAAATTGTAATTACCAAAGCTGATACTGAAAAAGCTAAAGCTGCTAAAGCCTCTAAGGTAGAAACTAAGTTAACCGCAAAAGGTGAAGCAGTTAAAAAGCGTATGCCAGGAGCAAGCAATAGAGCAGCAAACGCATTAGGTGAAAAAGTAAAAACACCTACATATAACATTACAACTGCTCAGCCAGAAAAAGCATCTAAAGGTGCTAAACCAGCTAAGTTTATACAAAAGAAAGCAGCTGTAAAGAAAGCTGCAGTTAAACCATCTACCAGTAAAGCAGTTGCTATTCGTCCTAAAGGCGCTGTAGCTACAGTTGCTAAAGAAGGCGCAAAGAAAGCTGGCAAAGCTGGTTTCCTTAAAGGAGCAGCACGTCTAGCTGGTAAAGCTGTTACTGGTCGTGTTGGTTTAGCAGTTACTGCTGCATCACTATTAGGTGAACCAGTATTAAGAGCTTTAACAAAGCAACCAGCAGGCGCAAGAAAAGCTACTGCACCTAAACCAATTGGTAAAGACTATAGCGTTAAGAAAGAAGCTATGGCAAAAGGTCGCACTCCAGCACCTGCAACAACTGTTGGAGCTGGCGGTAGCACGTATACCGTTAAGAAAGGTGACACCCTTTCTGGAATTGCTAAGGCAAACCAAACAACACTTGCAGCAATTCGTGAAGCAAACCCTGAAATCATGAAGAAAAAGAAATATAAGCAGGGTGCAATGATTTGGTCAGGAACGAAAGTACGTATTCCAAAGAAGTAGGTAACTAAATGTCAATGATGCAGCCGTCAGGTCCTGGTCCTTTTGCAAAAAGGACTGACCGTCAAGGTGCAAAACGCCTTCCTAATGCTGCCTATGGTGAGCAAAAGCAATTTCAGGAACAGCAAGCGGGTGCTCCTATGGCTAAAAGCCAAGGACCACGCCCTGCTGCTAGCGACCTGATGGCTAACATCGTTCCATTAAATGCGCCTACACGTAGACCAGATGAACCAGTTACTGCTGGCGTAGATGCTGGTCCAGGACCAGGTCGCGAAGTCTTAGGACTTAAATCACCGACGGATGCTCAACTAGAAGATTTAGCGCGTATTGCTAAGTACATGCCAATGATGATGCAGTTTGCAGATTCATCACAATCTTCAGGAACCATGAAAGCTTTTGTTAAATATCTACGGAGTCAAACACAATGAAAATACTAAGGAAGTTCGAGGAGAATCTCGAAGCCCTTGGTTTTGAAATGGCTCCGTTGGCATGGGACCTAGCCAAGTTTCCTTTTGAATCCGACGATGACCGATATGCAATGTTACAGGAATTGACGGATAAAGAGGAGGCTGCGCCAAATGAGTCTATGGGCTGATTTATACGAAGACACTCCTGTATCTCGTCCAACATCTAAGATAGACAAGTTTAAGAAACAACAAACTGACGAATCTAAAGTTGGTAAAGTAGAGCAAGCAATTCTTCCAAAGGTTGCTGGTGCTCTTGAAGCTGGAAGCAAGAAGCCAATACTTGGCGCTGTGCTAAATCCAGCAATGCGTGCTCTTGAATTCTTTGGACAGAAAGTTGTACAACCTTTAACTCAAGGTGTATCAACTGCGTTGCTTACACCGCAAGCTATGCTTGCTGGTAAAGGTAATCCAGTTCAGTCTTTTCGCTATGCAAAAGAACAATCTAAAAAGATTTCTATGGGTCAGGCTCTTGCCACAACCGTAGGTCAAGCAGCTGGTAGATTGCTACCAGACCAAATTACGCCATCCTTTATGGATAGCAACTTTGACATCTTTGATGACAAGAAACGTGATAAAGCGTTCCGCGATGAATGGTTAGGCATCTTTGCATCTGGCGCAACTGACCTTGCACTAGCTGCTATTGGAAGCAAAGGCATGGGGACAGTTGTTCGCGCTGGAGCCAAAAAGGTTGTTGGTCCTAGCAAGCTAGTAACACCTGAAGATATGAACGCTTTTCGTTCACAACTAAATGACATTGTTGCTGACCAAGCTTTGCCTGTTGAGCAGCGTACCCGCTCTGGGCTTAGCGTACTTGTAGATGACTTAGTAAAAGAAAAAGATGTCAGCAAGTTATCTTCAAACCCATTGGTTAGCGAAACCGCTAACCCATACCGTACTGCAACAATTGTATCTAGGTTAGATAACCACCAAGATGTTGCAGATTATTTGCTTGCTGAGCGTGGCGATACAGCAGCATTTTTAAGATTCTTTGAAAAGAATCCGCTTAAAGCTGACCATTTAGATAATTATGGAATTCAGCTTACTAAGCCAATATCTAGTTTTGAAGACCTAAATCTTGATGAACTTAGCCCAAAGCTAACCGAGCGTTATCAAAGAGTAATTGATGCTAAGAAAGCAACTGATAGAGATTTTGCTAACGCACTTGATGACTTCTTAAATAAGACTAAGATGGGTGTGCTTGAAAGTTATACCCCAGGTAAGTATGCATCAATTGAGTCACTCAATCTTGCCCGCAAGAAGATAACAAACCAAGCACAGTTTGGTGACCTAAAGTTATTTGGTAAAGATGGCAATAGCGCTTGGAAGGTAAAAGTTTACCAGTCTGAGCCTTACGACAGATTGATTCGAGTCATTGCATGGACAGGGTCAGGTCGTCCACAGGGTCATATTAACATTTCTAACCCACGTCGCTTTGAGGCAGCTAACGATTTACGTTCTGACCTAAACCGCGTTCTGTTTCTTAAGGGAGCAGAAGGTGCTGCATTCAAGCGCGATATGGTTAATAAGTTTCTTCGTGCTCAAGATGACACAACTCGTGCCATTGTATTGACAGAGATTGAACAAGAAATTCTACAGCGTTTGGCTAAACGCTATGGCGTTACTGAGATGATGGATGTTCGGACAACCGATGATGCCATCAAGCGTATGAAGAGTTGGCATTCACGTATTAGTGATAACCGCTCAACGCTAAAGTCATACGCTGCAAAGAACGGCTACATTCCAGAAGATGGTGCGCTTAACCACCAAAACTTTATTTCTGTTGCTAACGAAGCACAGACCCTTCCCATGCTTGACTTTGCCAAGTTAGAACGCGACGTTATTATGCATTTGCGCGGAACTGGCGAAGGATTGGTGAAGCCAGCTGATGTTCGCAGAGCTCGTTTTGCAGCAGGCGGTGTTAAGTTAGGTGAGTTCCTAGACTTGGCTAATATGGCATTTAGCAACTTAAACTTGCTACGCCTTGCTTACATTCCAAAAAACTCAATGGTCGACCCTATTGCACGTGCAAGTATGGCTCTTGAGTCAACAGAGATTGTTCGTAACTCACTACCAGGAATGTCTAACTTCCTTTACAATAGTTCACTTAGAACTGAAAGACTTAAGAAGTTTGTTCCTTGGAGCCCTAAATTTAATGAGCGCAAGATTGCTAAACAAACTCGCTACAACATTAAGAAGTTCCGCAGTGATTTAGAACCAAAGATTGCTATTAAAGAAGCAGCAGAACAGACTGCCGACGATGCTGAAAAACTGCTAAAGCAGGCAACTGCAAAGCGCGACAGACTAAAAGCGCGTGCTGCTAAAAGCGATAATCCAGATGTCCACGCTGCATATCATGCAGCTGAGGATGAATACTTTGCAGCATTGAATGACTTTACCGCTGCAGATAATGCATTAAATAAAGTTGCTGATGAGATAAATGGTTATGCCAAGCTTATTGAATTAGAACGTGAGAAGCTTCTACCTATTGCTTTTGAAGAGGGCGACCTTACCAAAACCAAAGCGCTTGGCATGGAAGATGAAGTAATCACCAGCGCAAGCGGTAAACAATATACAATCAAAGGGCTTGCAGACCCTAACCAACGTGGTGTTGGTGCTTATATGGCAGAGGTGGATAGCAGCCAAAACTTCTATTCAGCCTCTATGCAATCAGAGATTGCTCGCCGTGTTAGATACGATGGGTCACGATTCGTAAAAATTAAGCGAAGCGATGGCGATGAATACTGGAACGCGCTTGCCCACATAGCAAACCGCCAAATTCGTAACGAACTAGATATGCCTGTTGGCATGATGCTTCGTGGTGATTCACAAGGTGATGTACTTAAGTGGTTATATAGCCCAGCAGGTAAAGAATACCGTCGCCGTATGGAATCTCGCTATGGCAGACCAATGAGCAAAGATGACTTTGCAGCATGGATTGATGAAACTCAAGACAAGTTGATGCGTATGTATCCAAGCGAAGAATTACGTAATGTGATTCTAAGTAGGAACGTAACGCCTAAAGAAGTGTCAGCTGCATTAGAAGGCAGACTAGACCTACTTGAGTCTATTGATGGACCAAGCTTAAAGCTTAGCGATTTGAACAATCTTGAAAAAGGGTTAGCTAAAGCATCAGGCGCATTAGATACAGCATGGAAGGTTCTTGCTTATTCTGAAAACAGAATGGCTCGTAACCCGCTCTTCCTTGCATATGCTCGTGATGAAATGAAGACGCTAATCAATGCAGCAGAACGTGCTGGCATGAGCCCTACGGATATTGTTGTAAACAATGAACTTCGTCAGATTGCGTATAGAAATGCACTTGCTCGCGTAGAAAGAACTCTTTACTCTTCACGTCGCCTAACCAATGGTATGTACGTGGCGCGTTACGCTATGAGCTTCCCTTTGGCTTTTTTCAACAGCCAAGCAGTTGCGCTTCGCCTAATGGCTCGCAACCCAATGAATGCTTACTGGTACAACAGCATTGCTACAGCAATGGATAAGTTCCAGGCTTATGAAGACCAGGATGGAAATACCTACTCAAGCATTAAGGATGTTCCGCCAGGAACTCCTGTAAGCGTTAAGTTCCCATTGCATGACAAAGTACCTGGCTGGCTAAAAGGAGCCCTTAAACCATACACAGATGTACGTGGTGGCGGAATTCGCATCAATCCTAAGCAATTAGAGTTTATGGTTGCCGACCCATCAGTATCATGGTTTGGTTCTGTAACAATCTCAGAGCTAATCAAAGATGGCTTTGGCGTAGGACCATGGAAGATTTATGGCGAAGAACTAGCGCAAGGAATGCGTAATGTTCTTGGTGATGACGTATTTGAGTCAAGCGTTATCTATGGTGGTTATCCAACCCAGGGTGGCGGTTACGTAGACACAGCACTTAACACAATCTTCCCAGGGTATGGCAAGTCTTTATCTGACAGTCTTAAATTAATGTTTGGTAAAGATGGTTCTGATAGAGCAGCCGATGAAATCATGGCTCAATGGAAGACTGCTTACGCCGAATGGGATAGAAATGGTCGTGTAGGTAATCCTCCGACACCAAGACAAGCTGCTAAAGCAGCTGGCGTTATGATGTTTATTCGCGCCGTAACGCAGTTCAGCGCACCTATATCAGTTGCCTTTGACCCAGTTACTCGCGCAGCAACCACCTACTATGCAGACTTGGTAGATGAATACAAGGGCGATTACGATTTAGCGCAGAAGAAGATGGTTGAAGATTGGGGCATTGACTCCCTAGCCTTGATTGGTTCTAGCCAGCGTAACAACGCAGGACTTGCTGCCACACAAAAAGATATAAAGATTATTCGCAACTTTCAAGGATTGCTTGAAACTTTAGGGCGAGCAAACTCTAAGTATGCAGGGATGCTTTCCTCTGGATACGACAGCGATTTAACAACCAATACAGAATACTCAACGGAAATCGCAGCAATCTACAAGAGATTAGATTTCCCTGGAACTGTAGATTTACCAATCACCGAGCGTAAGAAAATCTCTGGCGTTGGAGGAATCCAGTCAGAAACCGAAGCACGTCGTGGTTGGGCTGAGTATCAAAAGGCGCAGGAATGGCGCGATGCTTTGATGTATCAATATGGAATCCCATCTACTCAATCAGTTATGTACGAACGTAGTGGTATCAAGGCAGAGTACGACAAGATGATTGATTCCATTTCTAAGGATTTCCCTGGATGGACAGATGCATACAACAACAATCGTGAAGACTACTGGAGAGGTTTAATCCCAACAGTAGAAAAGATTGTTGCAGATACTAACTGGCGTACACACGCCTATAAGAGCGGTGACAAGTGGGAAGAAATTGCCTACTGGGTCGACGCAGCGCGTCGATTCAAAACCGCATATGACCAACCAGGAAACACGGATGAGAGAAAGTTTTCGCTGAAAGCTCAGTTCTCTCAGTTCCATTATGACTTCTTGCAGACCGCATCGGATGAGTTCGCTGCGTTTTCTTATAGATGGTTGAACAACATACCCGAATTAAACGAAGAGATTGTGGTGAAGAGATAATGGCTGAAACTAAAAAACCTACACCAAAGCCAACACCTACTCCAAAGACAACGCCTGCCAAAGCAGCAAGCACTAACCTTGGGAATAGACCGCTTGGTGTAAAGAATCCATCGCCAGTCTTTAATCCAAGCATGGACATTCCTCCTATTGGATTACCAGGATTTAATAATCGTGGCGTTCAAGCATCAGAAGCGTATGGTTGGTTCAAACTTGTAGCAGCTAAAGCTCCTAAAGGAACTCCTGCACGTAAGGCATATGATTTATTTACTGCACGATTAACAGCGCTTGGTATTCCAAAATCAAAGTGGAACTCTGTATGGAAAGATGCTGTTGACTGGACTCAAACAATTGGTTCTAATCCACCGCTTATCAATGGCATGGCTGACCCATCAGGTTACCTTGGGATATTAGACCCATCTGATTATGCAGGTAGCAGCACTGGTCCTAAGTATGGAACCAGCATTAACAAACAAATTTCTACAACCCAATACAGCCCTTCTGAGGCTGGAAGCACAGTCAATAGATATATCGAATCTGAAGTTGGTAGAACTGCTACCAAGGAAGAAGTCGACGCTTATCTTGCTGGAGTAAATGCTGCAGCTAAAGCATCACCAACTGTCACAACCCAAAAGGTTACAACCACGCAAGGTAAAGGAAACCTAGTTCCTGCTGGTGCAGCTGCTGGCGCTAAGGCAACAAGCCCTAACCTTGGTTCAACTACAACTGAATCAATGACAAGTGGTTCATTTGACCCATCAATGTATGCACTTAACTTTGCTAGAAGTCGTCCCGACTTTGCAGAATCATTTGCAACTAAGACTGTATTGGGACTAATCAATCGTATCTTGAAAGACCCTAACGCAATTGGTGAGGTGGTTCAATAATGCCTGCTAAGAAACCAGCGCCAAAACCTAAGAACACAGGTGGCAATACTGTACCAGTTACAAGTAGACCATTTGGCGGTAAGTCAATTATTCCACCAAAGCCTAAACCAACTCCTACTCCTGTAAAAAAAACAGCAAGTAAGCCAACATCACCTAATCTTGGCAATAGACCGTTAGGTGGAAACTTTGATGTAGCTAAATGGCGTGCTGGCGAATCTAAAGATTTACCAAAAATTACTACTCCTAGACCAAATGTTGGCACGGTTCCAAACACTCCGTTTACTCCAACAACACCAGCTACTACAACACCAAGCACATCATGGGCTTTTCCAAGCACATCTCAATACGACCCAGGGTATGGCAACAATCCAGTAAGCGGTGATGTTTCATCGGTATACCCAACTGGTAGAGATACATTATCGATGGCTCAGCTTCAAGCTCAGTTTGGTATTGCTGCTGCCGTATTAGCTAACAACCCAAGTTTGGTTGAAGCGCTCAATAAGATTCTTGGTGTCGGTGGTGGACCAATGATTACTGACCCTGCATTGCAGGAAGCAATCATCAAAGGTACATCTTGGTATCGTGACCAGACTGATACTCAACGTACATACGATTATTTCAAAGCAACTAACCCTGGTCAGTTTGCTGCAGACCTACAAAAGAACGCAAGCAATATTGTCAAGCAATATGCTTCTATGGGTCTTAACCTTACAGCACAACAGGCTATTGAATATGCCGAGAATATGATGAAGCAAGTAGTCATCAAAGATGGCAAGGTTGTTAGATTCGACCAAGATTATCTAAATAAATTAATGGCTGACTCAATTAAGTTTGAGAAAACAGGAACTATTGATGGTCGAGTTACGTATAATGGCTTAGCTGGCAAGTTAGAAACTATGGCTAGCGAGCTGTATAAGCGAGCATGGGACTATGGATTCCCACAGACAATGTCAAATGAGGCATTTGGTCAGTGGTTTGAGGGAAACATTAGAGGTCTTGTTGCTGGCACTACCAACCCAGAAGATGTAGATAACCTACTTCAAGAACGCGCAAAGTCATTTGCGCCTGGTCTGGCTAAGTTTATCGACCAAGGTCAGACTCTTCGTCAAGCTGCTAACCCATGGCTCAATGCAGTTGCTATGACATGGGAAGTAGACCCAGATTCTCTTGACCTAAATAATGATTATGTTCAGCGAGCAATTAATGCCCAAGATGAAAAGGGCAACTTCACAACCATGAATCTTTATGACACAAAGAAGTTAGCTCGCCGTAATAAAGATATGTTTGATAGAACGCAACAAGCAAAAGAAGAGAAGACTGGAATTGCTCAAGCAATTCTCCGTGACTTTGGATACTTGGGGTAAATAAATGCCGATATATGACAGAATGATGATTGATGGTGGGGGCGATAGCTTCTACTCTGCAGTGCAAGACGTGCAGACTACTGTCAGTGGCAAGCCAGCTGGAGCAACTGAAAAAGAACAGAATGCTGCTGCTGCCAAAGCTGCAAAGATTGACCAGATAGATGAACAAGCTCAAGCTGCTGCTAAAGCTGCACAATCAACTGGCACAACCCAAACATCTAAAGATGAAAAAGATTACGATATAGCAACAGACCCTTATTACATGAGGGACCCAATTACTGGTTTATCTCCAGCACAAGTAGAAGCGCTCCAAGCGCAAAAAGATGCTGCTACTGCTAAAGCTGAAGCTATTGCCGAATACTATAGATTACAAGAAGAGGCAGCTGCTGCTGCCAAAGCAAAAGGTGACGGTACTGGAGATGACGGTACTGGCGATGATGGCACTGGAGATACTGGCGCTGGTGATACTGGTACTGGAAATACAGGAACTGGCAATAAAAGTGCTGGCACAGATACAACCATAACTGGTACTAATGTTGGCGCAGGCGCTGGTGGTAAAGGTCCAGTCGATGCAGCGCAACAAGCAATCCTTGACCAAATCAAAGCGCTTACAGAACAGTTAGCAAAACAGCAAGAACTTGCTGCAGCTGAGGCTGCTAAGCCAAAAGTTGTTGGAACTCGCACAGTCCGTAAAACTGGTGGCGTTGTTGACGTTGTTGAAGTTATGTCAGATGGTTCAACTGGTAAAACTATTGAATCATATAAAGACTTTGGCGCTCGTGACTCAGTAATGAAGATGTTTGAGAATACTGGTCTTGGTGATGACTTTATCAAATCATTAATGGATACTGTAGATAAAGTTTATGAAGACAATATTATGCCAACTGAGGCACAGGTTCTTAATAGTATCTATACAAGCGACGCATATAAAACAAGATTTGCTGCTAATGAGATTATTAGAAAGCGTATGGCAGAAGGCAAGGGATTGCCAGGAGATAGACTTCTCAAGCCAGCAGAATATATCCAGACAGAAAATGCATACAAAGAGATTATGTCTGAGGCTGGTCTACCTAGTTATTTCTATGACCAACAAGAAGACTTTACTAAGTTAATTGGTGAGCTTGGAACTTCAGTTGCTGAGGTTAGCGAGCGTGTCAACATAGCAAAGCGTGCTTTGCAAGACGCAGACCAGAACATTAAAGATGCTTTGAAATCATATTATGGTTGGTCGGAAGGCGACATGGTCGCCTATCTGCTTGACCCAGAGAAAGCATTCCGAGCAATTGACTCTAGGTTTACATACACCACACCAGAACTACAGCGCCGTTACAGTGTTGCTGAAATTGGTGGCGCAGCTACACGTGCTGGCATGACTGGTATCACTGAAAAATTCGGTGAGGAAATCCGAGCAGCAGGTAAGGCTGATGCAGCAGAACGCGCCTTCCAAGGCGCAGCTCGTGACCAAGAAGATTACCGTCGTTTGATGGGTCTATATGGCGAAACAGCTGGCACAGAAGACTTAGCTCGTGAAGCACTAGCGCTTGCTGGTGGAGCAGAAGTTGGTATCAAGACCAAGAAGCTTGCATCTAAAGAACGCGCTAAGTTCCAGCAACGCAGCGCTATTGACAAGACATCGTTGGGTTCAAGACTAAGAAGCCCTGACGTTTAATAAGAATCCGTCCCAGACCGTCCAGCCCTGGTGATGTGTATAAGTCTGGAAGTCATCACGTCTACGAATCAGTACCCCTGCTGAGGAGTACGTGTGGTGCAGAACCCGAAGAGGGTTTAACTACTAATAAGGGAGAAACAATGGCTGAAGAATACAACGAGTACGAAATGGAAGATGAAGACTACGGCAGCGGAACTGACCTAGTTAAGAAACTTCGCAAGCAAATCGATGCGCTCCAGAAGCAAGTTAAGGAACGCGATGAAATTCTTGCAGAGTACACAACACTAAGTCACGAAGCATCTGTAGGGGAAATCTTGGAAAGTTTCGGACTCAATCCACGAATTGCTCAATTCATCCCAGATGATATTGAAGCAGATGAGGATGCTGTAGCCGAATGGCTAAACGAATACGGTGAGGCTTTCGGTATTGAAGCCGTTGAAGAAGAGGGGACACCGTCCCCCGATGCTCAAGCATTTGAGCAAATGTCAGGCTTTGATGATGGAGAAGTTGACCCATACGTGGGCAACGACTTAGCTTCGCGAATTGCGAATGCTGGTTCTCCAGAGGAGTTATCAAAACTACTCAAAGGCTGACACGTCCACAAGTCAACCTAATTAGAAGGAAATCATGCCTACTACACCCGCAACATCAACTACGACATCAACGATGTCGAACTTGATTCAGACGGCGTATGACAAGTACATTGAGTTTAACCTTCGCTCTGAGCCAATGTTCCGTAAGTTTGCGGACAAGCGCCCAGTCGATGTGACAAACCCAGGTAACACCGTCGTCTTCCAGGTCTACAAGGACCTATCACGTGCGACAACCGCACTAACCCAGACACAGGACCCAGACGCAGTAACACTCAACAACACTGACAAGGTCAACGTTGTTGTAGATGAGTACGGCAATGCCGTAATCACAACTGAGCGTTTGGCTCTTGAGTCAATCTCAGCTATCGACCCAGCTGTTGCAGACATGTTGTCATTCAACATGCGTGACTCTCTTGACTCTCTAGTCTGGAGCAAGCTCACCTCTCTTGCAACAATGCGTTATACAGGTACAACCTCTGCTGATGAAACAACCATCAACGGTGAGAACGTATCTTCAAGCACCACAGCTCCATACATCTCTGCAGCTCTTGCTCGTAAGGGTGTTGCAAAGCTACGCGGTGCATCTGTACAACCACGTGAAGGTGGCTTCTATACAGCGCTTATCCACCCAGATGTATCTTTCGACCTACGTTCGGAAGCAGCAACTGCTGGAAACGTTTCATGGCAGCTCCCACACACCTACACTGAGGCTGGCGTAGCTAACCTCTGGAATGGTGAAATCGGTATCTACGACCAGGTTCGTTATATCGAAACCCCACGTGCAGAATCCATTTCTGGTTCTGGTACTTCAAAGGTATACGCAACAGTTCTTCTCGGAAAGCAGGCTCTTGTTGAGGCTGTTTCTTACGAGCCAAAGACTGTTATCGGTCCTGTAACTGACAAGTTGATGCGCTTCCGCCCAGCAGGTTGGAAGGGTCTACTCGGATGGAACGTCTACCGCAAGGAAGCACGTTACGTCATTCAGACCAAGTCAAGCATCGCAACTGCGTAGTTTACTTAGTAGAGGGGGCGGGCAACCGCCCCTTCTCATGTAAGGAGTTAAATGGCAAAGAAGAAAAAGGCTGAAGAGTTACCACTTGATTTCTTCACGCCATTAGAAGAGTACGCAATACAAGCACACGAGTTATACAACTCGTTTGCTTCGGCAGGTTTTACAGAAGGTGAAGCGTGGGAACTCATGGTCCGTCACCTTCCTGATTGGGAACTAGATGAACCAGAGTTCATGGAAAAGGATACAGAATAATGTCAGTAAAAGGTGAAAAATATAAATCACTTAAGGCAATGAAGAAGCACGAAAAGACAGAAGGTGCTAAAGAACGCAAGATGGAATATGGCGTTAAGAAGCCTAAGTTGAAAAAGAAAGGTAAGTAACATGCCAGCAAAAAAGTGCAAGAAGTGTGGCAAAGCGAAGTGCAAGTGCTGATATGCCAAAGAAATCAGTAAAAGCAGTAATGCGTGAATTTAAGGCTGGCGGATTACATTCAGGCAAAGGCGGACCTGTAGTAAAGAATCCTAAGCAAGCAGTTGCTATTGCTTTGTCTATGACAGGAAAAGCTAAGCCAAAGGTAAAGCGCCCTAAAGTAAAGAAGAAGTAATGTCATCGGGTAAGTACAAGTCACACCATGGCTTTAACCCAATACAGATTAAGGATGGCATGGTGGTACGCCTCCGAAAAGATGGACGAATCCAATCGGTACTAGGAAAAGTTGGAGAGTATAAAAAGAATGGACCCAAGACTAAAGAGGGCAGGGGTAGCGGGCTACAACAAGCCTAAGCGCACTCCGAACCATCCGACTAAATCTCATGTGGTTGTAGCCAAGTCTGGCTCACAAGTAAAGACTATTCGCTTTGGTCAACAAGGCGTTAGTGGTTCACCACAAAAAGCAGGCGAAGGCAAAGCCTATCGCCAGCGTCGTCAATCTTTTAAGGCTCGCCATGCCAAGAACATTGCCAAGGGAGCCATGTCAGCAGCGTACTGGGCAGACAAGGTGAAATGGTAATGACGAAGATATTTCGTGGACCAACCATGAGAATCAAACTTGGTATGCAAAATGACCTTTGGTTTGTTTCATATCCGTGGGGCAAGACAGTTGTTAAAAGCACCAGTGGCACTTGGTCAACAATTGTTTCACCACAAGACAGCTCGCTTGCTGACTATGCACGAGTATTGCGTGGCGGTTATGACAATCCAATTACAGATGCAGAAGCAGCAGAGTTAACTGCTGCTGGATATGGTGAATACATTGTCGAAGTGTAGAAGTGGATGCAAGACCCAAGACCATGAGTCATGGGGTGAATGCCTAAGAGCATCAAATATTGCTATCAGTAATGAACCAGTCGCTGCTGCTATTAAGAATACAGACAAAGAATTAAGTGCATACCGTGACGCTCGCAAGCTTGGTATACAGCCAGCGTCAACCAAAATGAGAGATATACAAAAGGCAGTCAGAGTATCTGACACTATCGGAAGGGCAGCGAAAGCATAATGGCAACGCTAAACCAACTGACCGAGCAGACCATTGCTGAAATCAATTCCTATGTGAAGAACCAGGAATCGGTCACAATCATCACAAGCGCAATTTCATCTAGCGCTGTTACCATCTCCGTAGATGATGTCACTTCACTAAGCAAAGGTATAGTCGAGATTGATGATGAATTGCTTTACGCTAAGAAAGCAATTGCAGCCAGCGGTACTATTCAAATCCTTGGCACTGAAGGTAATCCAGTAGGACGTGGTTGGCGTGGTACAACAGCAACAAGCCATCCATCTGGTTCAGTAGTACGCAACAATCCAATTTTCCCGCGGACTCAGGTCAAGCGGGCTATCCTAGAAACAATCAAGGGAATGAACTTTCCTTGCATTGCTAATGAAACATTTACTTTTAACGGCTCTGATTATTCATACATCATGCCAGACTCGCTAGTAGATATTACTGGCATCTCATGGGATGTACCAGACTCAACTGGCGTATGGCAGATAATCAAAGGCTGGAGATTAGATACCAACTATTACGACCCAACAACAGCAACAACCAAACAAGCTTTGGTACTAAAAGAATCACCAATGCCTGGTCGTGATGTGCGTGTTCAGTATACAAAGTACCCAAGCACAATCACAGATAATCAAGAATTAACAGTGTCAGGGCTGCCATCTTCTTGCGAAGATGTTGTACGTCTTGGTGCTATGTATCGCCTATTGTCAACAGTAGACCCTGGAAAGGTCAGTGCTGTATCGGTATCTGCTGATGCGCTCGACCAACCAGTTCAAGCTGGAGCATCAACCACTGCTGCAAAGTATATCTTCCAGTTATACACAGTACGACTATCCGAAGAAATTGCAAAGCAGCAAGCAAACTTCCTAAACACCATACAGTATACGAGGTAATAAATGGCAATCACACGTTATTACAGCTCAACCGCTGCTAAGACTACGCTCTCTAGCGCTGTTGACTCCAGCACTACCAGCACCAACTTCTCGCTGGCTGCTGCCACAGGTCTGCCTTCGCAGTACCCATTCACACTTATTATTGAAAAGGATACCGCTAACGAAGAAATCGTAACGGTAACTGGCAAGGTTGGTAACTCATACACCGTTATCCGCGGTGAAGATGGTTCAACATCTAAGTCACACTCAATCGGTGCAACGGTAGAGCATGGTGTATCTGCCCGCGACTTTGCCGAATCTCGTTCACACGAAGATGCAACTACTGCACACGGTGTTACTGGAAGCGTGGTCGGTACAGGTGGAGCACAAACTCTTACTGGCAAGACATTAACTACAGCAACACTAGGTTCTGACCTTGCTGCTGGTGGATACAAGATTACTGGTCTTGCTACACCAACATCTTCTTCTGATGCTGCAACCAAGGCATACATTGATACGCAGACAGCATCTGCTGCAGCCTCTGCATCTAGCGCTGCTATCTCTGCCAGCTCTGCTGCTACCTCAGCATCAAGTGCTTTAACTTCACAAGGGTCTGCTGCTGTATCAGCATCATCCGCTGCTACTTCAGCAACTGCTGCTGCGACATCCGCAGCCAGTGCTGCTACCTCAGCCACTGCTGCTGCAACCTCGGCAGCATCTGCATTGGCAAGCCAAACAGCAGCAGCCACTTCTGCTACATCAGCGTTGGCTTCTCAAACCGCTGCTGCAACTTCTGCTACATCTGCTCTTGCGTCACAAACTGCAGCAGCAACTAGCGCTACAAGCGCAGCAGCAAGTGCAACCGCAGCAGCTACTTCCGCTACATCGGCAGCCAATAGCGCAACAACTGCTGCAGCATCTGTAGCAACAATTGCTGGTTATGCAACCTCTGCTTCAAACTCTGCATCAGCTGCTGCAACTAGCGCAACCTCCGCTGCTGCATCAGCAACTGCTGCTGCTACCAGTGCTACCTCAGCTGCTGCAAGCGCTACCGCTGCAGCAACATCTGCAACTTCAGCTGCAGCAAGTGCAACATCGGCTGCTAACTCAGCAGCTACTGCAACCACTAGTGCATCACAGGCAGCAACAAGTGCTTCATCTGCAGCAACAAGTGCTTCATCTGCAGCAACTAGTGCAAGCTCGGCAGCAACGTCAGCGTCTTCAGCTGCAGCAACTTATGATTTATTTGATGATAGATACCTTGGTGCCAAGGCAACACCACCTACGGTAGATAATGATGGTGACCCTCTAACCGAGGGCGTAATTTATTACAACTCGACAGACAAAAACATGTATGTCTGGAATAGTGGAACATCATCATGGCAAGTATTTACTACCACTGGTGATATCACAGCTGTTGTAGCTGGCACAGGATTAACAGGTGGTGCGACAACTGGTAGTGCCACACTCAATCTAGATACATCAAGCGTATATGTATTGCCAAGCCAATCAACTGCAAACGGTAAGTACCTTCAAAGCGACGGAACCAGTGCTACTTGGCAAACAATCCAAGCTGGTTCACAAGTAAAAATTGATAGCGGTGCTGGTTCAACTTACACATACATTGACTTTGTTGGCATGGGTACTGATACTGGAACCGCTGGCACAGTAAAGGTTCAGCCTTTAACTAACACTGGCGCCAATGCTGGTAAAAGAATTTATACAGGTTCAACTACACCATCGTCACCAGTTGCTGGTGACTTGTGGGTTGACACAACAGTAGACACAACACCAGATTTAACAAACATGGTAATTATGGGAGCGTACTAATATGCCAGTAAAAAGATATAACGGTTCGTCATGGGATGTCGTAGCAGGAGCTGGAGTAACTGGTGCACCAGGTAGCAACGGTACTAATGGAACCAATGGTATTGATGCAGCGCCAACTGTCGCTGGAAAAAATGCACTGATTAATGGAGCTTGTGAAATTTGGCAACGCGGAACAAGTTTTCCAAGCGGTGTCGGTCTTGGTGCATCTGTTGTTTATTCTGCAGATAGGTGGCACTGGTATAGAGGTGGCAACGACGTCGGTGCAACATTGACACGTCAGTCAGCTGGTCTGACTGGATTTAATTATTGTATGAGAATACAAAGAAACTCTGGCAATACTTCAACTCAAGCACTAGGTTTGCGGTATACGCTTGAAACAGCAGATAGTTTAAGGTTTGCTGGCAAGTCCATAACATTTTCTTTCTATGCTCGCAAAGGTGCCGATTACTCACCAACTGGAAGCTTGCTTAGAGTTTACTTACCTTATGGAACTGGAACCGACCAAGTAGTACATTCATTTACAGGTTTTACAAATGTAGTAAATTCAACTGCTACCTTAACATCAACTTGGACTAGATTTACATATACTGCAAGTATACCTTCCAACGCAACCGAAATTGGTCTAGAGATGTTTGTCGAGCCAGTAGGAACTGCTGGAGCAAATGACTACATGGAAATTACTGGTCTTCAATTAGAAGAAGGAACAACAGCAACAGCATTTTCAAGAGCAATGGGTACATACCAGGGTGAACTTGCTGCATGTATGCGTTACTTTCAATCTTACAATAATGCTGGTTCAACATATGTATTACCACATTTGTTTAGCTATGCAGACGGTTCATACTTTGGCACAACTGTTGCTGAAGGTCCAATGATATTACCAGTGCAAATGAGAGTAGCGCCAACACTTACAACAACTGGAACATTTGCTGCATATGCTTTTGCAAACCATGGTGCAACTGGAACATTATCACTTGAAGCTTCTAACCCACGAAATATTGGATTTAGATTTGATAAATCGTCTGGTTCTTGGACATCAAGTGTTGGGTATGCAAACACCAGCAATGGTTATATTAATTTACATGCAGAACTTTAGGAGTAATAATGGATTTTTCAAAGGCAATAGTAAGAGATAATGGTTATATCTTTATTCAAGACGGAGATACAACTGTAACAATTCCTAATGAACCAAGCAATTCTGATTATCAAGAATATCTAAAATATCTAGAAGAAGGTAGTAACTAATGGCTACAACAACTAAAGAGCTAGCTCGCACAGCAGCAGCAACATCAAGCACAACCCTATACACAGTACCAGCTGGTACAACTACTGTTGTAACAAACATTGTTGTAACCAATACAACCGTATCTCCACAGACATTCACGTTAACAATGGGTGGGGTAACACTAGCTGACACAGTAACTGTTGCCAACAACGACTCAACCGTTATTGACTTGAAGCAGGTATTGACAGCAACTCAAACAATCGCAGGTCTGGCATCTTCGACATCTGTAAACTTCCACATCGCTGGAGTGGAGATTGCTTAATGCCTGTATCAAAACTATCTGATTCGCTTACGGCAAACGGTAGTAAGAGAACTTATCAAAGTTTTCTAGCTGGCAATGCCCCACAAACCCCCGATGCTTGGGATTCAATCTCAACCACAACTGTAACAGCAAACGTTACAAGCGTAACAATATCCGTACCACAAACATATGGTCATTTACGTTTACATATTGCTGGTAAAACAAATACAGTAGCGGATGCTATTGAAAATTTTACACTTAGATTTAACGGTGATACTGGCGCAAACTACACAAGACAATATATGTTCACGGATAATAAAACTGGAACAACATTTGGTTCACAATTAGCATCATCACTATCTGCTGCATATGTTGGAAGATTACCAAAAAGTGGTGCATCCCAAGGCAGTTGTTTTGGCTATGCATTAATTGATATTTTAGATTATACAATTGGTACTAAAAATAAAACCTGGAAATCAATACAATTTTATGATAGGGGTAATGCCTCTGATTCATCAATTGGATATCAAACTGGAACTTGGTTAAACAACAGTGCTATTAGTTCAATACAAGTAATTCCTGGAGATACATATTTTGTATCTGGAACAACTATATCTATCTATGGATTGAAGGGTTAAGTCATGGCTGCTGGAAATACTTTTGTACCTATAGTTTCTTTTGGTCAACTATCATCCCCATATTCAATAGATGTAACTAACATACCATCTACATATACTGATTTGTTTATAGTTGTTGAATTTTCTGGCGATAGGGATGGCGATGTTGTCATGCAATTTAATGGTGACACTGGTGCAAACTATGGACATAGTTATATTAGAGCTAACCAAAATAGCGCAAGCGCTATTACTGGTGGAGCGAATAGTCAAACAAGTGGTTATTTTTCTTTAAATGGCGGATGGCGCGGAAGCCTTGCATTAATATGGATTCCAAGATATAAAGATACTGGTAAATATAAAAGTTGGGTTTCTCGTAGCGGTGGTTGGGAATCTACTGCTTATGCATATACAGATATATATGGTGGAACATGGAGAAATACTGCTGCAATTACTAGCATAAAATTTTTATGGACTGGCGGTAGACAATTTTCTAGTACCGTAAATTACGGCACAAAAATAAATATATTTGGAATTGCGGAGGCATGATGTTATGTCAATGAAACTTATTAAAAGAATTATATTAACATCATCTCAAGCAAGCATAGTTTATACTATACCAAGTGGTTATGATGATATCTTAATAAAGATATCTGCTAGAAGCACAACAACAACTGCAAGTGCAACTAGAATAAATCTTAATTTTTCAAACGTAACAACGAATTACTATTATAGAAAACTAGAGCTTAATGGCTCTACTGGCACTTCAACTGTATCGACAGCATATACAGTTCATGCTGGTCATATGACAAATGCTAGTTATACAAGTAACGTATTTAGTAATAGCGAAATATATTTATGTAATATTACACAAGACGAGCTTAGAGCGTATCAAACTGTACTTGCAGATGGTACTGCACCAAATAACTCTACGACAGATAATGCATTATCTTTTTCTGCTAGTTCAAATAATACTGCTTATCTTAATAAGCCATATTTTACTTTAACTCCTGAGCTTGGTTCATTTGCTGTTGGAACTACTGTTGCAATATATGGTATTCAAAACTATAGCACTAAATATGCTTCTTCATTTAAAGCTACTGGTGGAGATATCTATTACTTTAATGGATATGCCTATCATTTCTTTTATGAAAATACTAATTTTATTCCTAATCAAAACATTACTGGACTTAACTATTTAATTGTAGGTGGTGGCGGTGGTGGCGACTTCGGAAACGATAACGGTCGTCGTGGTGGAAATGGTGGACAAGTTCAAACTGGAACTACCAACGTAACATCTGGCACTACATACCCAATTGTTGTAGGCGCTGGTGGTTACGGCTGGACAAGTCAGCCAGCCAATCCTGGAAACCCATCAAGTGCGTTTGGAGTTACCGCTACTGGTGGTTTAGCCGAACAAAACATTTCTGGTAATGGTGCTGCTGGTACATATGTAGCAAATTTCTCAGCATTCGGAGAAAGTGGTTACTTCGGAGGTCAAGGCGGAACTGGAAACACATCTGGTGGAACACCAATTTATAGTGGTGGTCTAGGCGGTGGCGGTAAAGGTGCTGGCTCTGGAGTTGTAAACGGAATCTCTGGTTGGGACTTTACTGGAGGTGGCGGAGGTGGAGGCAACGACGCTTCAAACGCTTCAGGCTCTGGTGGTAAGGGAGTTGTAATTGTTAGGTACACAATCTAAGGAGAATAAATGACAGAGAAATTAACTAAGCTGGTAGTAGATGCTATCAGTGGAACAGTAGAAGAAGTTGAATTAACACCTCAAGAAATTACAGAACTTGAAGCCATGCGTATTGAATTTGAAAATCGCAAAGCTCTTGAAGAAGCTGAAGCTTCAGCTAAAGCAGAAGCAAAAGCTTCTGCAGAAGCAAAGCTTGCAGCTCTTGGTCTAACTGCAGAAGAAATTGCTGCACTTTAATAGGAGATATATATGAATGAAAAAACTTTTGCAGCTATTAAGAGCTATGCTCGCCATTTTCTCGGTGCTTGCCTTGCTGCCTTTGCTGTTGCTGGCGGGGATATCTTCGCTCTTAATGCCGAAGGATTCAAAGCAATCATCACAGCGGGAGTCGTGGCTGTGTTGCCCGTCTTGCTCCGCGCTTTAGATACATCCGATTCAGCGTTCGGTAAGACAGAGTAATGAGTGCCAACGAATGGGCTGGTGTTGCAGTCGCAGTCACCACAATAGTCGCCAGCTTTGCTGGTTCCGTTCGCTGGTTAGTCAAGCACTACCTCACTGAACTCAAGCCCAATGGTGGCTCAAGCATTAAAGACAAGGTCAACCGATTAGAGGAGAAGGTAGAACTTCTCACCGACTTGGTTAAGGAATCACTAAGGAAATGAATGAAACCAGTTGTTGCCAAGAAAGCCACGCCTGCTGCTATTGCTGTTCTCCGTCAGGCGACGGCGTTGTCGCCGAAGCGAAAGAAGTTGTCGGACGGATTGTTGCCAAGTGCAGCTCACCTGAAGGCGAGTCCAACTTCGGACCACAATACTGGGCTAGCAGTCGACCTCACCCATGACCCAGTCAATGGTATTGACTGTGCAGTCATCTTTGAAAAACTTAAAGAAGATAAGCGCGTTAAGTATCTTATCTTTCAAGGAAAGATTTGGTCTAAAGAAAAAGCTAAGCAAGGCAACAGACAGTACAGTGGTAGTAATCCTCACAATAAGCACCTTCATATTTCTATTAATGATGGTTGCGGTGATGACACTAGCCCTTGGTTCTGGTGGCTAAACCAACCTAAGTTAATCAATCAAGTTAAGGCTGTGGTTAAACCATTACCTGATAAGAAACCTTATCCAAAGGAAGATACATCTAAGTGCTGTCAGCACTGCCCTAAGAAATAGAGGTTAAACCGTGGCAACAGATAATAAAAAGATTGTTGGCGATTTACCAATCATCCTTAGCCAAGCAATCCCTACCGCGCTGGTCAAGTACCAGCGTGAGGATTTTGCTGCAAGCTATGCCATTGGTAATACACCATGGTTGTCGGCTGCTTCCGACCAGAACCGTATCAGTCGTATCACTACGACATACCAGAAGGAACGTATTGACCAAGGTACAACCGCTGGTGAAAACTCTCTATCTAACTGGTGGCTTCGGTCTGCAACCTCATGGCATCATGGCGCAGGCGAACGTTATTATGATGCTGATGCATCAGATACATTCAGATTCTATGAATCAAATAACATAGATGTATTTTCTGACACTGGTTCTATTACCCTTATTAAAGCAACCACTCAGTTCTCAACCGTAGGTATTACCGCTAAGCCAGCAACCACAAACGGCGGAGCGTTCTACATCCAAGGTGGCAACGTTTATTATTACAACGCTTCGACCAACACGGCAACATCCACATCTTTAGCTACATCTGTAACAGCGCAGGTTCTAGCCAGTGACGGCAACAGCGCAATTGTTGGTAGCAACGAAGGTGTATATACAGTCAGCACTTCAATGGTTGTTTCCAAGATTTGGAACAAGCCGAACACAGCGACTACATCTTTTACAGTTCAGGCTATTGGGTTCGTCAAGGACCGTATAGTTATTGGTGTAAATGAAAACAATACCCAGTCTGTTGTATATGAGTTGTCAAGGTTTCCTAGCACACCTCCTACAACAATCGGAAACACCGAAGAACGTTATACGTTCAAAGACCCTAACCTAGTATGGAACTCTGTTGGTGAACTCAACAGCGCCATCATTGTGGGTTATACCCTCGGCGCTATCTCCCGCGTATTGTCATTTGCTATCGATGAAACTTCACCGCTTGCTGCAATCAAAGACCCAATTGTTATTGCAGAACTTCCCCGCGGTGAAACCCTTCACCAGATTAGAACATACCTCAATGAGTTTGTTGTTATGGCAACAACCGCTGGTATTCGAATTGGTCAGCAAAGTACGGATGGTTTATCGTTTACATATGGACCACTGAACGTTACTGGCAATGTCCAAGACATTGCATTCACTGATAGATTTGTATACGCAACAAGGTCTAAAGATATCAATAACAAAAAAGGTTTATGGAAGATTGACCTTGGTCAAACTATAGATAATGGTTATGCATACGCAGCCGATTTAGAAACAGATGCCTCTGATGTTATTGGTATAGCATTCCTTGGAACTGGTGCTAGAAAATTTATGGTTGGTGCATCAGGTGTATGGATTGAATCAGCAACCACGCTAGCAACCTCTGGCGTTATTAAGTCTGGCTGGATTCGTTGGGGTACTGCAGAGAAGAAGCAGCCTGTTTCATTGTCGGTTCGCTGCGAAGGTGGCGGACGTGTCGGCTTCTCAGTCTATGACCAAGAATTAAATACAACTTTGATTGATGCTATTCCGCTTACTGGCGCAACAGAATTCCAATTGTCTGCTGGTCTTCAACCAGCTGACCACTTTGAAGTTCAGCTAACTTTAGAACGCAGTTCATCTGATGTAACTATTGGACCAAAGGTTGAAGAATGGCAGTGTCGTGCTCTACCTGCACCACTTCGTTCTCGTACACTTACGATACCTTTGCTTTGCTATGAAGAGGAGCGTGACCCAAATGGAGTTACACGAGTATCAAACCCATGGGAACGCATTAACTATTTGGAACGCATTGAACAAAATGGAGGAGCGGTACTATTCCAAGACTTTTCTTCAGGAGAAGAAAGAGTCTGTACTATCCGCGCTATTCAATTCGAGCAGACAGCACCTCCCTCTTTTGCGTCGGGATTCGGTGGAATCGTAACTATCCAGTTACAAACTATTGATACCGAACTACCTATCCAGTAATGGAAGAAAACAAACTAATATCCCTGGTATCTCCAGGTGAGCGCCACCCATTGGTAACAGCAGTACGAGTGGCGCTGAATATAGCTGGCGATGATGTGTTAGATGCTCCCCTAGCTGAAGTGCTTAGAGGTTTGCAGCATCGTCTTTCCATCCCAGCAGTCGGGTGCATCAACTTAGCCACGCTGGATGCGCTCGCAGTTGCTCCGCCTGAATGGTAGGGAGCCAAAGAGAAGGGGGAACCGTAAATGGTTCCCCCTC